CTCGGTGGTGCTATTGGTGATTTTGTTGGTAGTGGTATTGGTGACTTATTAGATAGAAACGATAGTAGACAAGATAGAGCAAGAGAAAAGATAGATAAAAATATCACCGACATGACTAATATGCAGATAGGACCTCAGATACATGCAGGTTATGCCTCTCATATGAAAAAAGGTGGAAAACTTCCTGGCCCTAATAATGATTATGGAATGATAGGAGCACCAGGTCCACAAATGTTAAAAACATTTGATGGTAAGAACTTAAACAACATGTTGCAAAAAGCTTCTAGAATGCCTGATACACTTAAGAAAGGTGGATCAGTAGCAGGTGGAGGTAATGTCAAAACTCTATGGGGTGGTGATGTTAATGCTGTAGCATACAATCCATATGCTGGTGGTGAAAGTTTATATTTCTCTGGTAACTCTCATGAAAACAGAGATCCTAAGACTGGAGAAACTGGTATAGGTGTGGCATATGGACCGCAGTCTGTAGCTACAAATCAACCAGTAGTTGAAGTGGAAAATGAACCAGCTCAAATACTTAACGAGAATGGTGAGGAAAATCTAGTTATATATGGAGACCTAAAAATACCTAAAGAGTATTCAGATGAGATAGGTGATCCAGAAGCTGGAGGTAAGAAATTTAAGCATTATGTAAATAATCTTAATGATGAGGAGGCAAGAATAAATAAACAAATGGGCAAAGCTGTAGTAAATGCTGGTGATAGTGATAATACTAAGTGGGGAGAACTAGAAAGATCTACATCTGAAGCCATTATACAAGGTGGTGATATGAAATTACAAGACATAGCAAACAAGAAAAATATATTAGCTGACTTACAAGAAGCTTTAAATGATACATTTAAGGAACGTGGTATAGATGGTAACACATTTATATCTAAAGGTGAGATACAAGCTGTTAAGGATACAGAAGACTACGCTAAGAACGGTGGTAAAATGGAAACATACACTGACTATGCAGAAGATGGAACTAAGATAAAGAAACTTAAGAAGATAGAAAAAGAGTTACATAAAGCTTCTAAGATGCATAAGAGTCAAGCTCAGAGAATCGGTAAGATGGTGAATGCAAAAGATGGTGCAGATGTTCCTAAAGCACAAGGAGATGGTCAACAAAATAATAGTAAAGATGAAGGTCTCGACTTAAATGTACTTCCTACAAAATTTAAGAATAAAGAAGAGGCTCTTGAAGCAGGTTTTGTGTTTGACGAAGAGACTCAGAAATGGAGAAAAATTAAAGTGGAAGAAGTAGAGGGTGCAGATGCTACTGGTTCTGATATAGGTGAAATGCCTCCTAACCAGAAGTATGATAGTAAGACAGGTTTAGCTGGTAATGTAACTGAAGCAGATTATGAAGAGTTTGTAAGAGAAAACTCTTGGTTTGATTGGGAAAACTTTGATCGTAGAAAGCCAGAAGATGTAAAAAGATTCCAAAGAGAATTTAATAAAAGAAACAAAGATGCAGGTATTGATGTATCACTAACTGTAGATGGTATTATTGGTGAAGAAACTTCTAGTGCTAGATACACTCCTAAGACAGATGCTGCAGGTCCTGAGTATGAGTATGCTACTGTGGAGGAAGTGGAAGAAACTACAGAACCAACTACCACAGCAGTACCATTCAATCCATTTGATGCAAATCTACTTAGACGACTTTTCCCTAGAGAAATAGATAATGACCTGGATTACAATCAGATACTACCTGAAATAAATGCTGCTGCAAACAATCAACTTGATCCTGTATATGCACAATCTTTCCAACCTAGACTAAGAGTACCTTACGATATTAGTTTACAGGATAGAAGAAATCAAATTACAGGAGCTTATAGAGCTATGAGTCAGAACCCAGCTGTTCAAAATAATCCTGCATTAGCAGCTGCTATGGCTGCTCCTATGTATGATGCAATAAACAATACAACGGCTGAAGAGTTTAGACTTAACCAAGCAATGAAAGATACTGTATACTCTGGTAATTTAGCTACCCTTAATCAGGCAAGACTTACTAATCTAGGTATATATGATCAGCAACAAGAAAGACAAGCTCAGGCTGTAGCTAATACAAAAGAAACACAACAAGAGATTGTTAAATCTATAGCTGATAAATATCAACAGAATAAACTAGAGAACAGAAGAGAGAAAGTTCTGCGTGAATTATATCCTAACTTTAGATTTACTGAAGACTTAGATTTATTTAATCAAGGAATGGCACAATTCAATATACCTGGTGCAGGACAGACATCTCCTTTTGGACCTTATCAAAATCTACTACAAATATTAACTGGTGGTGGAATTGGTGGTGGACAAAATACTACAGGAGAGACTACTACTATTGCAGAAAGTGCATATGGGACAAAACTAAAACCTATCAATAGAAAAGTAAAAAGGAATCAGAAAAATAGTAATATTTTGAGACAATTCAAAAAACAATAACTAATCTGATTATAAAGAATTACCAAAAGAGATTAGTCTACCTTGGATAATTCTGTAAATAATAATACATTTGTGAAATTATGGCATCATATCTAGATAACATACCTACCTTTAATGAATATGTAGAGCAACGTCCTCAGGATGATATGCTCAAAGTAGGTCTGTTCAAACAACAAGCATATAATGAGGGAGTAAAGAAGATTCAAGACAGTATAGATAATATTGCTGGACTGGATATCATTCAACCAGAACAAAGAGAATATCTTCAATCTAAGCTTAATGCTTTAGGAGGACAGCTCAATAGTATTGCAGCGTCAGATTTCTCAAACTTCCAACTTGTTAACTCAGTTGATGGTATGACCAAACAATTAGTTAATGATCCTATTATTTTAAATGCTGTAGCTTCTACAGGTTATTATAGAAAACAAAAAGAAAACCAAGATAAGATTAATTCTGAAGGAAAAGGTTCAGCTTCTAATGATGCTTTCTTTAATCAACAAGTAGAAGAGTGGATGGGTGGAGGTTTAGATGCTCAGTTTACAGGACAGTATACACCATATGTAGATTTTAATAAAGAAGCTAGAGAGATAATAAAAGGTTTAGTCAAAACAGAAGATGTTCAAGAGATAGCTTTCGAACAAGATGCAAATGGTAAATGGAGAATAATGGATGCTATAACACGTGTGGAAGTAGAGGGGGTTAGTGCAGATAGAATTCAAACAGCATTACAAGCTGGTCTTACACCAGAAGCAAAAAGACAAATGAGCATAGATGGATTATATCAATACTCAGGAGTAAGTCCAGAACAATTTTCTCAAGACTTAAATACCAGATACAGTGATACATTTGATGGATTAGTAAAACAAAGAGACGAACTAGTAGGACTAAAGAAATTAGCAAAATCACCAGAGGAAAAAGATAATATTCAATTGCAAATAGATGCTCTTGATAATCAAACTAAATATCTACAATCAGAATATGACAGTATATCGGAAGGATTTGCAAATGGAGATGTAGAAGCTGCAAAAGCTAATTTGTATGCAACTGATTGGATGAAGAACTTTAGTAATGCATACTCCTATAGAAATGTGTCAGAAACATACAAGACTAATCCATGGTTTGAAGCTGACTTTAAGAAAAAGCAAGAAATTCAAAGACAACAAGAATGGTTAGCTACTTATAATCAAAGAGAAGCACATCATCGAGAGGATTATAATCTTAAAGTACAAGAGATGCAAATGAATAACATGTGGGGAGTACCAGTGGGTGTAGTGGACTTTGAAGAAAAAAGCAATGATGAAGTTGCTGCCATCTATAAAAGTAACTTAGCATCTAAAAAGAAAGAGTTAAATGACTGGAAGTCTATGATGGAATCCAAATATGGAATAAATGATATGACCCTTAATGAAGCAGATGCAGCTGATAAAACAAATAGATTATTTAATAGAGCTGACTTCACAGCAGATTTAGCTCAATATAATCTACTTAAGAAAGATCTTGAGAGATCAGAACTTCTTGATTACACTTTAGCAGTAGAAGCAGATCTACAATTTCCTACACAGTATTTAGAGAATGGAGAAGTTAATCCACATTTCTTAAAACAATTTATAGACAGTGGTTATAATCGAACCAATTTATTCCTACCAAACAGTTTAGGTTTAAATAGTCGAACTGCTGATGGAAACATAAACACAAATATACCAATCGATGATATGGGTGGTACTCTAGAATCCAACTCAAGTATATTAGAGTTAGCTGCAGCGTTTGAGTATTTTGATAATAATTATTTATCAGGTAGTAGGATGGAAATGACTCAGAATCCTTCATTAATACCATATGCTGGAGGAGATTGGTCACCATCACTAGCAGGTGAAGATATACCTGAAGGTGGACTTGCAGATTCAGGAACCTATCCTTCGGATCTTCCATCAGACATGAGAGCTGCCTATGATTTATGGAGAGCTGGGTGGTATGATGATCAAAGCTCATTCCAATGGGACGATGACTTTACAGATATGATTGGAGACCATAGAATAGGAGATAAGTATGAATCCCTATATGGAGAAGTAAAACAATTTCAAAAAATGATGGACCGAAGAGCTGAAGTCAATGCTAATAACAGATCTCAATATATAGCCGATGGTATAAAGGAAAATAATATTATGTCTCAGAGTATGAGATATGAAGTACCATTAGTTAATGCAGCTCAGAAATCTAGAATGAAATCTAAACTTCTAGCTCTTTACCAAGAAGCAGGAGGTGATGATGGTGGTGAAGGAGGTATACTACTAAATGATATAGATAACTTTCCAAACCTTATAGATGGATTAGATGCAGCTAGTGTTGTAACAGATGGAGAAGATGATTTTAGATTAACTGTTAGAGGAGGAGGTCTTCAAGGAGCACAATATACAGAAGAAATAAATCTAACCAAAGCTCAATTTGATATGTTATTTCCAGGTGGACAGTACTATCAGTCCCCAGCCATACAAACATTTAATGAGGAGTATTTACCTCTGATGTTGAGATCAAGAACTCCATTGATGGAAAGTTATCCTAACGGACCAAATAGCTTTCCAGTATACTATAGAGAACCACAATCATTCTGGACTACTGCTACAGATAGTTCATATGAGACTAATGTTGGTAATGCTGGTATACCTCAATCTCATTTTATGGAAGTACTTTACTATGGTGTAGAAGGAAATTTAGTAAGTGAGGGAAATCCTAAAGAGACAAATCGTTTTAGATTATTTTTAAATATAACCGACCCTATTACTGGTATCGTACATGAAAATATTATGATGGTGCCTCCTTCTGGAGGTTCTGGTATAGTAGATAAATCTAAAGTAGCATTTACTATTTCACAATTAAACGATCAATTTATATGGCAGTTATTAAATCCGAACACACCCTACACTCGTAGTGCTCAAAACCAATTAATACAAGCTGCTAAGACACCTAAGAAGTAATGAAGAAAAGCCCTAAGAACGCCCAGAAAGGTAGATCAGTTTCATCTAATATACCTAACTTACCGCCAGTGATGTCTGGAGGAAATGCTCCTTTGCAAAATCAAAAGTATATGGAAGAAGCGTTTGGTGGATACCAACAACCTTCACGTTCACTAATGGGTGGTATGAATTTAAGTCCTGACTTCCAACCTATGGGTGCTCCTAGAGTCGCAGGTAATTTAAACTTTGAAAACTTCATGCAAAATGCAGCTACTCCAGGTGATTATGGAGCAGGTGGAAGAGTTATTACAGAAAATGAAATGGATGGCTCAGGAAGATATGATTACTTCATGCCTTCTAGTATAGGTGTTAATAATGAAGAGGTGGCTGCTGCTAATCAAGGATGGGGAGAGAAAGCTGTTAACGGTTTATTAAAAGGTACATATCTTGCCGGAAGTACTTTTCTACAAGGTACAATAGGAGCAATTAATGGTCTTTATCAATGGGCTGATACTGGACAGTTTAGTTCTTTTTATGATAATGAGTTTAATCGAACATTAGATGAAGGTAGAGCATATTTAGAAGATGCACTTCCTAACTATTATTCTCAAGCTGAACTAGATGCAAATTGGTATTCTCCTACCTATTGGATGACAGGAAATTTTCTATGGGATGGTATTGTTAAGAACTTAGGTTTTGCTGTAGGTGCATATTATACAGGTGCAGCATACGCTGGTGCCCTTAGAGGACTTAGTTTAAGTGCTCGTATGGTAGCAACCGGACAACCTAATGCAGCAGCAACATTAGCTGCTACAGAAAAAGGATTATCTGCAGCTAATAGAGGAGCTGGTGTATATGGTGAACTTGAGAGTCTTTCAAAAAACTTCTTAAGTCAATATAATGTTTTAAGTCCAGCTCAGAGAATCACAGTAGCAGGACTAGCTACACAAGGTGAAGCTGGTATTGAAGCATTACATAACAGTAATGAATTTAGACAAACTTTAATAGACGACTATAAACAGGAGTATGGAGTAATACCTAGTGGACAAGCGATGGAGGATATAAATGCTGCAGTAGAAGGTGCAGGTAATGTTTCTTTCTGGTCTAACGTAGGTGTTCTAACTGCAAGTAACTATATTATGTTCCCTCGTATTGCACGTAATGGTTACACAACACAAAAGGCAGCTCTTAATAATACTATAAAGAGAACTAATGGTATAGTTGCTAGAGGAGGAACGTTTACTCCAGATGTTAAAAAGATTCATCCTTATCTTCGTACACTAAATAATATCCGACCTTATTTATTTTCTACTACAGAAGCACTAGAAGAAGTTTCTCAATATGGAATTAGTGTTACAACAAAAGATTATTACAATAAACAATATAATAACGAAGCAACCAGTTGGATAGGTTCTATGGGGGTAGGACTAACAGATGGTGTGTTCAGTAATGAAGGTGCTAAGAATGCATTAATTGGTGGTATCTCTGGTAGAATAATGACTATTAGAGGAATGAACAGAGAGCGTATAGGTAGAAATACTAATACAGCTAATGCAATTAGAGAACTTAATGATTCTCCACCACTATCTAAATTTACTCAAGAGACAATTTATTCAGTTAACAGAGCAGGAGTATTAGGAGATGAGTTAAATGCGGCAGCAGAAAGAGGAGATGCATATGCTTACAAGAGTTTAGAAAGTGACTATATAATAAACTATCTAACTCCTAGAATAAAATATGGTAGGTATGATTTAGTAAAAGAGGATATAAAAACTCTTAGAGATGTAGCTGTAGGAGACTTTACACAGCTAGAAGCTGAAGGAAAAGTTGCACCTGGAGATACAAAACAAAAATACATTGATCGTTTAGATAATCTAAGTGATGTGGCTGATCAAATTAACACTTTATATCAATCACTCAATTTAAGATATGGAGGTATTCAAAGACTAAACAAGAATACTGGTCAAATGGAAACAGTGTACAATGAAGATGTTATCAATCAAATGATATATGCAGCTGCTACAGTACAAAACTTTGACAAACGTATGCAGGATATAATAGCTGAATTTAATACAGCTTTACCAGGAGTAGACTTTGATACTATGATAAAAGATATTATTGCTGGAGATGGAGCAAGTCTATCTAATGCAATGGATCTTATAGACGCACAGAACATACTATCAGATATTAAAAATAGTCAAAAACAAGCTCTAGAAGATCTTGGTAAAATGGTTATACAGAGAGAACAATTTCTTGCAGAGTATGACAAGATTAAAGACAATCCTGACATGTATTCCTCTGCTCCTCCTACAGGTACAGACCCAGATGAAGACGAGGAGAAAACAGATATTGAAGATAGTTCTGTTGTAGTAACTACTAAAGATGGAGAAAGAACATTAGATATAGGAGGTAGATATTATGTAGGAAGAGGAGTAGACTTTGAGGGAGATACAGCAATAGACCAACCTATTGAAATATCTGAGATTGAAGTGCTAGGAAAGAATGAAGATGGTACTATAAAAATAAAAGATAACAATGGACTGGTTAAAGATATTTCACAGGAAGAGTTACTTAATTTAAAAGTAGCACCACTTTCCAGTCTAGAGAATGATAAAGCTGCAGCATATTACTTTGAGAACAGAAATAAAGTATTTGAATTTAACTTACCTGCTACTCAAGGAGGTGCTCGTAAAGGTAGATTACAATACTCCGATGGAAAAATGTACTTTGTTTACAAGGACTCTAATGGAACTGTACTTAGAAAACAGATTACAGGTAAGTTTTTTAAAGATGGAATTATTAAACCAGTAGGAGTTTTAAGTGAAAATCAAGGAAGAGCTAGTGAGGAGTATTTATCTGATAAGAACCTAGCACAAGAACAAGAGTCTTTAGCAGCTAGTAGAGAAGCTCGATTAGAGATCATGCGTGACTTAGGTATAGAATCTAAAAGAAGATTAGAAGAGATAAATAGACAAATAGAGAAAGACAATAAAACTTTAGATTTAATTAAGAAAGACTTAGATGCTATAGCTGCTATGCAAGAGGGTGCAGAAACTATTAAGTTGACTTACTCCAAGGCATCAAAGAACTTTACTAGAACAATCAATAGGCTTACTAAGATGCAAACTGATACACAAAAACGTGTACAGGAATTACAACTAGAGCAACAAGAAAATACTTTAAACGTAGAATACTTTGATACATTTACAAAAGACCTAGCAGACATACCTGGTAACAATGAAACATTCTTAAATGAATTAAAACAACAATTAAAGTTATTAGAAGACAATGGTAAGGCGGTAAAGAAAGAGATTGCTGAGAACAAAAAACTTATAGATAAATTAATAGATGCTGCTAAATCTGCAGCTAAATTACTAAAAGCTAGCATTAAGTCTGGATATAAAGTAGGAGAAGACTTTACAATAGATATGGATCTTCTATTAGAAAAAGCTGCAAAAGGAGAAGACCTAGAATCCACCTGGCCTTTGTTAAAACAAATGCTCGCAGACTTTAATCTTACAAATGACTTACTTAAAGAAGTTAGCATATCAGAGAAGGCTGCATTTGAAGCACTAGAAAAGACTGAAGAGTTAGAGAATCAACTAGATGCACTCAGACAAGAATACAAAGTAAAGAGAGAAATAGTAAATAGATTCCAACAGTATATAGATCAGGCTAATAAAGAAAGAGCAGAGCAAGATCAAATATCTAAGGATATAAAAACACAACAAGAACTTGAAAACAATAGAGATAAGTCTGTTGTTGTAGAAGCTGTGCCTAAAACTTTTGACCCTGTAGCTAAGAAGTCAAATGAAGTTATATCTAGGTCTACAATACCTCTTGATGATGTACAAAAAGATCCTACTGATGCAGTGATTAGAGCTAATGAGTTTGGTTTTAATCTTCCTACTATGGAAAGAAGGGATGAGATGCGTGGTATATACGTAACATCTAGCACTCAAAGTGAGTTAATACCTGGCGTTATAGAAAAGATGTTAGAGGGAGCACCAGAAGAGAACTTAGAAAGCTTTAAGAAGACAGCTATAGCTATGGTTGTAGTTGACACAGATGGTGACCTGGTAGGTAAAGACGGAGCAAAGATACCAGAAGGTGAAAATGTACTAGATAATGCTATCTATATGTTTATGCCTGAGAACGGATTCAAGTCTAAATACTATGACAATGGTAGCATGTTTAGAAATCCCGACTCTAATCAAGCTAAAAAAATAGTAGAGGAGTATAAAGAGTGGAGATCAAATATTTTAAACAACCCATTAGGTGAACCTTTTACAATATCACCTTCCTTTGGTATTACCGAATCAACACCTTCTCCTGTTAGTGTTTGGGAAGCAGGGTTAGTAGAAGAACAAGGTAGTATAAAAGACAAAGTTATTTACATTCCTACAAATAATAATACTTTTTCTTCAGAGAATGGATCTCAATCTTTTGAGCAACCTTTAGGTAGTGTATTTATAAAAACATCTAATGGTTATGTACAAGCACGAAACAGAAAACATACTCGTGAGGAGGCTAAAGCTATCTATGATTCTATTTTAACTTATGCAACAGAACTATTTGCAAAAAGAAAAGGATCAGACTTAGCACAAAATGCATTAAAGTTTCTAAGAGGAGTTACCTATTGGGGTAAACCAAGTAATGCTGCAGGACAGAACAGTGTATACTTTGAGTTTATTAAGACCAGTAAGTTTAGTGGTGTGGAGATGTTTGAAAAAGCAGTTATAAACTTTGGAGTAGAGAATCAAAGAGAACCTATAGACTTTAATGTAAGGAGTTTACAAGCTAACGAAGAGCTTATCATTACTACGTTGATGGATATGTATTCTAACATTAATAACTCCTATGTTAAATCTGATGAGCCATTCTTTCAAATTAAAAGTATAGATGCTGGAGGTAATATAGAACAAGTAAAATGGAGAAACTATCAAGACTACCTTCTAGCTTCTCAAGACCCAAGTGGACAAACTAGATCTGCTTCCGATCTTCCTTTATATGTAAACATACAACCTTCTAGAGATGTTCTCAATCCAGATGCTCCTAAGCAAATAAATAGGAGAGCTATATATCTCGTAGACACGAGTAGAGAAATAGATTTAAATGTAGAGGAAGAGGTTATGATTGTAGATCCTGCTGATATTCCTGTACTAGACGGAAAGACAATTAATGTCTTTACTTCTGTTAATGGTAACAAGTTAAATTATACAGTTAGTCCTAGTATTAATTCTCAAAACTACATGCAAGCTATTCAAATGCGTGCTGGTTTGGATTTTGAAAAGGTTAAAAAAGATCTTAGAGAGGCCAAAGGTATGACTAGTGAGAGAGCTAATCAAACAGTAAAGGCTGCTATATATAACTATGTTAATCCTCTTATTGCTAAAGCAAAAAGAAATGATCAACAAGAGAAGGATATAAATGAGAAAGCATCTGCCCTTGAGAAGAAACTAAACTTTACAAAGTTTAAAGAACAACCAACACAACAGGATCCAGGGGAGTTTGATATTAACAAGTTAGAGACTGCTGAAAGTCAAGAAGAAGCAGATAGTTTAATAGCTAGAGGTTATACATATGCAGGTAAAAATGATGATGGATTACCTGCTTATTTTGAACCAACACAACAAGATAGTGAGGCAGAACTCAAAAGAAGACTTAACAATGGAAGAGGTGGTAGTGATCCAGTACTACGTGAGATTACTGATCGTGCTGTAAAAAGAATGTCTGATAAAAACTGGAATGAAGTTACCAGTTGGATGAAAACAAATCTACCTAGTGTTCCAGTATTTAGAGTTAAGAATATTATAGAGAACGGAAACGGTAAACAAGCATGGGGTATGTTCCAAGATGCAGCTATGTATATCTATGAAAATGCAGAGGTGGGTACAGCTTATCATGAAGCATTTGAAGCTGTGTATGGAATGTTCTTAGATAGTAAGGAGAAAGCTAATTTATATAATGAGTTTAAACAACGTAAAGGTACGTTTGTAGATAGACCTACAGGTAAAAATATAAAGTTCTCTGAGGCTACTCAAGACGAAATGAGAGAACACTTAGCAGAAGAGTTTAAAGACTATGTACAATATAACCAAAAACCTTTTTACGTAAAGATATTTAAACAACTAAAAGATCTTATAACTAGCTGGTTTAGAAGTCCAGACTCTAGTAAGTTTACTAAAGAATTATTTGATAGAATAGGAGATGGATATTATGCTACACCTGGTCCTGCTCTCTTCATGGACATAGATACAGTAACCGTAACAGATGGAGTATTTAGTTTAGGAGGAAGGATAGGTGGTAAAGAGATGCGTGATATACTTCATCAAATGACATATGATATGATCACTCCTCTTGTAAGCACCAAAAGAGACTTACTTAGTGGGTTTACACAAGATCTAACAGGGCTTTATGATAAGTTAAAAGATGGAGTTCAGAAAAAGATTGATCAACGTATATATCAATTAGAAGAGGATAGAAAAAATGAAGACTACAATTCAGAAAGTCTTCAGGATTATATAACTGTTCTACAAGAAAAGTACTTAACTCTAGGATCTGATGTAAATACATTATGGCCTGAGATTATAGAAAAACATAAAGAGTTCTTGAGACAATTCTCTATCACCTTTGATGAGCAAGGTCAACTAGAACTTCAAGAGGTAAAATCAAACAAGGGATGGAATACAGATATTACTCTTGTAGATAATTACAAACAAACTAATTCAGGATTCAGATTACTTCTTAGTACTATCCCTAGAGTACAAGTAAGCAGTGAGGGTAGTATAGCAGTATCTCCTAGTAGTATAGGAGGAGTTCAGTTACTACCTCAGAGTCAAACTTATATAACTCTTCTATCTAAACTAGCTAGTGCAGTTAGTATAACAGACATGTTATCTAAACTTAGAGACTTAGCTTTATCAGATATTAATTATGACAGTTTTTATAGACGTGTAGTAGGAGCTAAACCCGAACCTAATGTTATACCTAACTTAGATAATATAACACAAGATCATCAACTAGCTTTAATAACTACACTATGGAAAACATTTAACAAAACTGCAAATAAGGTTCCAGTGGTAAATGTGTTAGAAGGTAATGAAGTTCAGGTAACTGAAGCAAGTGTTGGTCCAGCTGCTCGTCAGATAGCAAAAGAGTTTGTTAATAATATTATTACTCAATCTAGATCTGGTTCTGGTGCTTTTATAAATACAGATGGTATATTTAATCCTAACCCTGTTATATTAAAAAAACCTATTGGAACCGTTTCTAAAAACCTAGAGTTCTTAAAAGCTATAGGAATAAATATAAGTAGAGGAGCTATTAATAATGCTGTTGATGGAGCTGCTATATTAAATGAAGCAGTAGGAGGAATTAAATCAAGTATTCTCCAATCAAGAAACATACGTATATTTAATTCTCAAGCTTTAAACATGGCAGGTAGACTTATGGAGTTAGCTACTATAAAATCTGCTTTCCAAAATCCTGAGGTAAGAAGTACCTTTAGTAATGTAGAAGGTAAAAAAGCTCAAACATATATAGCTCCCAACTCGTTCTCTAAATTACATGACTGGATAAAAAGTATTTCTAATATATCTGAATTAGCTGGTACACCTTTTTCTTATTTACTTACAGATGTATTCGCTAAAGGATCTAGCACCCTCAACAGAATATTCGACACAGACGGAAATAAGTTACCAGGGTCTAATGAATTATTATCTTCAGTAACTGCAGGAGGTATAGTAAATCAATCTAACGGTAGAAATACTAAATCTACTCAACTATCTATTCCTCAAAGATTAACACAAGAGTTAAACTTAAATATGAATGGAATATATCTAAATCTAGTTCCTGGTGATTCTTCATTAGAGTGGGCACTAGAGATGGGTAATCCAGTTACAGAAAGTGATCTGCGAACTGATAAAGCTGTGTTTAATGCTATTATGAAAGACTTCTTTATAGCAGAGGTAAACTTAGCTAAAGAACAACGTGATAATCTAGAGCTAATAGATGGTAGAAAGTCTACAGATTTAAGATTCTTTAAAGGTATCTTGACAGAGGAAACAAACAAGGAAATAGAAAAACAAATCTTAGATCCTTTACAGGATGCAGAAACTATATACGCCAGTCAGGAAGCAGAAATTAAAACTCAAACATTTGAGTATGTATTAAGAAATACTTCTAGAACTATATCTGAATTAGTAAAAAATGGAATTATCCAAGAACAATATAATAGTCTAGGTAATCCAGTTGGATATACAATAAACAATGTTCAAGGGATGAGAACTATACAACCTGAAGGTCTCACTACCGTTATGGCAACAATGACTGCTAATTATATAATTGCAAATATAGACCAACACAAATTAATATACGGTGATCCTTATCAATACAAGGATGAACTGAAGCGTACTAAGAGTTTCCTATCTCCTAGACAGCCTGTAATTAATAGTTCTCCTGCATGGAATAGTAAAGCCAATGACTTATATAACAGAGACTACACACCTGAAACAATAGGTTATACAGACTTTACAAAAGATTATTTCTCTACTGTAACATATGGAGATGTCCTAGGTGTATCGGAATTATATGATAAGAATTTTGACGAGACAGATGGTGGTGGATTAATAACGGAACAAGCAGATCGTAACTTCCAACTTAGAACTGGTACATGGAATGCAGATAAAGAAAGACAATATAGATATAATATTGCATGGGAAAAGAGAGACAAAAAACAAAAGCTAACTCGTAGAGAACGAGATCTTCTTAAGGCAGGTAACCCTAAAGTAAATATAGTTGCTTTAAAACCTATAGTATCAGGAGCGAGATTGGGATATGAAGGAGGAGACAACTTTATAAACGAAACAGTACTAGATAAATTTGCATTGTTCCCAATCTCTTATAGAATAATGAAGGAACTTGATCCTGATTCTAATATGGTGAAGCTATATAATAAGATGCAGGATGAAAACATAGACTACATAGTATTTAAAAGTGGTAGAAAGGTAGGAGCTGGACCGGTACATGCACCTTATGTAGATGGAGAGTTTAATGATGCTCCATATAACAATAAGATAAACGTACCTTTTTCTATAATAGGTCTTCAATCAGACGTACCTTCTAAAACTAGTGGTACAGTTACTAGAGGTAGTCAGGTTACTAAATTGGTAACTTTAGATCTTTTAGATAATAGTGTACCTTATGATTATGACGGTACATTCGATGAATGGAATAAACTAAGTAAAGAACAGAAGATAGCCGATTCTGCAATCTATAGAGAAATAGATAGAAACACAAGGTTACTTAATGCTCTTACGTCAGAAGCAGGTAAACAAGTGTTGGATAGGCTGGGTATAGAAAGAACAAAAGATGGATTCCAAGTAAAAGACTTAAGTAAAATAGCTACTACTCTACGTGAAGAAATGTTTAAAAGAGAATCAAATGATAATCTTAGTCAGGCTATTACAGGTTTCTTAGAAGGCCAATCTGTACTAGAATCTACCCCTGCGTATAATGAGGTTAGAAATATTATATACTCTATTGTACAGAAAAACATAGTAAGACCTAAAATATCTGGAGGAGAGAAAGTACAAATGCCTTCTGCTTATTTAGAAAGCAAACGTGCAGCATTTAATGAAGAATTAAATGGATATACATCTGACATACTTAAGTTCTATGAGAATGAAGATGGTGAGCGAGTAATGGAGATTATGGTAGGTCGTTGGTTCCAAAGTGACATGTCTGATGCAGAGCTACTAGAATATTTTAACAATACAGAAGAAGGACAGAATGCTCTACGTGGTGTTGCATATCGTATACCTACACAGAAACAAAACTCTATAGATGCTATAAAGATAAAACAATTCTTACCTCAAGAGTATTCAGATCAAGTTATTGTACCGTCAGCTATAGTCAAGAAAGTAGGATCGGATTTTGATATTGATAAATTAAATCTATTCCTAAAAAACATACGTATAATAGATGGTAGTCTGAAAGCTGTACCTTTTTATGGTATAGGAGAGGATGCTAAAGTAAAGATCACAGAAGACTATGATAAAGGAGAGTTTATATCACCTGCTCAAGAAAAAGAACTCAATAGATTTGTAAGAGATCTAGATAGAGTAGAGCAATCATTACAGAGGGATCAAAAAACTGAACAAAGAGATGATGACTTAATTACTGTTCTTAGAAACTTTGGTTTATTTGATAGTGAAGAAACTACTTTAGACTTTGTTGATGAAATAAGAGACAAAGGAGCTAAGAAAACATTTATCGACAAGATATATAAAGAGTCCCTAGAGAATGAGTATATAAACTCTATGGAAAATTTAATCACCTTACCAGAAAACTTTGAGAGACTAATTCTTCCAAATAATGCTGATCAAGCTAAAGCCCTTGCAGCTGAAATTGTAGAGAGAAAAGGACAAACATCTTTCAATTCTAATAATATAGACAATTTATTAGATAGACCGTTTATGCAGAGATTGAGAAATGCATTTGTAGCAGGTAAGAAGGCTATTGGTATTGCAGCTATTGGTCAGACTAGTTTAGCTCTCGCACAACATGTAACATTATTTCTTCCTACAAATTACATTTCTTTCAAGAACAAGAATACAGTGAACATAGAAGGTGAAGAGATGATTAGTTTTTCTGGTAGAAGAAACGCAGCTGGTAATTTTATATCAGATATAATGGGACAGTTTATGGATGGTTATGTAGACATTGCAAAGGATCCATGGATATATGCCTTAGGTGCTACACGTAGAACTGTATCTACATGGTTATACCTACTAAGAGCTGGTGTACCTTTAAGAGATGTAGCATTCTTTATTAATCAACCAGCTATACAAGAGTATATACAAACTATAGAGAACCAAGGAGGAATAAAAATAGTAAGAGAAGATATTAAAGAGGAAGTTTTAAAAAGTATAAATGCTGAAAACATAGATTTTACAGGTAGTACTATTCCGGCAGCTAACTATCTTAGAAAGTATATAGGTAAAAGTTTAGAAAGTTTAAGTGCTCAAGAGAAGAAGGTTCAAGGATACATGTTAGAACAGTTTGTAGAATATGCAGACCAATCGACAATGTTATTTGATTTAAACACTGGTACCAACTGGGATGTAACTGTATTTAATGATCCTTATATAGTGTTTAAGAAAACAGTAAACCAAATAAAGGCTAAGGATATTAAGATAAAAGCTTATGTGAATGGACAGGTAATAGATGCTGCAGATGCTACTATGGATTCTACATTTTTAGCTACTACAGCGGATACAGTGGTGGATGCAAGAAGAGGAATAGCTAGTGCTTTAACTGCAGATCAATCAGCTGTAACAAGTGTACTACACAAGGTGCTTCTTCCATATGTCAATACTTCAGATTACAACTTTGTAAGAATAGCTAGAGCGGCTACTAATGCTTTGTTTGACTATGCTGTACAGACAAATCAACAATTAAATACATTACTAAAAGAATATCTAACCGGAGATACAGCTGTTGCAAGAGAGGTTATAGGTTTTGTTAATGATGTAAAACAAAATGTTGATCATCCTTTATATAACAATGAGGTTATAAATTTATTTACAACTAATCCTTCCAGAAGAGTAGGAGCGGTTCCTCTTAATCTGACACTTAAAAGTAACGACAGAAAAGTATATGATCAAAATGCTATCATCTATGGCTTTGAACAACTTAAAGAATATCTATCTTCGGACAGTAATCTTTATGATAAAATTGTATTAACATCAATATTACAATCTGGATTAAATAACAGTAATATATCATTTACCTCCTTAATACCTTATGAAGATTTTTCAAAAGTGTATAATAAAACCTTGTCTAGGTTAGATAATAATGGTAACTTAGAAGACTTCTATACACTGGGTATGTTTGAAAGAAATGCTTGGGCTCTAAGTAACGGTCCTGTAGTTTCGCTGAAGGAGAAAAATGTTAAAACGGCAAGAGGATTAATTAGAAATATTGGTATGAAGTTCATGCCAAAAGAAGTTAGTGCAGCAATTGAAACTAATGCTATCCCTCAAATACTAAAAGTTCCTACTTATATGCGTAGTGCTAACGAAAGGTTCATTATGTATAGTTGGACTAATGAAAGTATTTCTAATGAGGAAAGAAAGGAAATGGCTTCTAGAGGAGACTTTTCATTTATAAACAGAGGTCTTTTTGAAATGGTAACTAATGATAATGGTACTCCATATATTTATGAGACTGAATATAAAGGGAAGGTATATAAAAATGTAATCTATAAACATGTAAATGCATTAGGTGATGGTTTCAGAGCTGCAGAATATTATGATGGAGCACAACCTTCAGTTTTTGATAATGGTACTTTAAAAGCTATAGAGAAAAGAAATTCAGAAATCGTTTATTACTTTGATGCAGCTCAGTCTAATTTATCTAGTAACAGTGGATACAGAGCAGCAACAAATATAAGACAATGGGAAGTAAGAGGTGATAAGTTCTTAGCCTTCCGACCTTTTCAAGAGTTTTCAGTAGAAGAAATAAAAAATAACGCACCTCTCTTAACTCAGTTAGGATACTCTGAAAAACAAATAGGTGCAATTAATAAAAGACTTTGCTAATGGCGATATGTCCTAACATAAATAGTCCGGAATGGAAAGAGCTAGTTAAAGCTCAAGGTGAAGAGAAAGCATATTTCCTATGGAATAACTTTGATGGTAATGTGCCTGGAGAGTATACTAACACCGTACCAGTAGAGAGTAATCTTTCTAAAGTAAAAGAGCTTATAGCTAAGATGGGTGTTAGCTTAACTGATCTACAAACCTATGCGGCAGAAAATCCTGACATGGATATTAGAGGGGCAAACTCTGTTGCAGATGCTGTAGGTAAACTTATTGCAGTTAGTGAAGGAGCAACTCAAGAAGATATAACAGAGGAGATGGTACACATTGCCACTCAAATATTAGAACAACAGAATCCTGAGTTGGTTACAGAAATGATATCTAAGATAGGTGGGTTTAAAATATATAATAAAACTTTAGAAAAGTATAGAGAAATACCAGCTTATCAACTACCGGATGGAAGACCAAATATAAGAAAGATAAAGAAAGAAGCAGCTGATAAACTTATAGCATATATTGTAGGCCAACAGTTATCTGATGTTGAAGCTTCTGATACAGTAGTAGAACCAGAAGAGTTAACAGAACAAGATAGATCTTTATTTAAAAGAATATGGGATGCTATAACTGGCTGGTTTAGAGGCGTTTACGCAGAATCTAATGTAGATATATTCCAAAAGATTGCTGGCATAATTACAACAGAAGGAGTAGAAGGAGAACTATTAGATGGTACTCCTAGAGAACTATACTTTACACTTACGGATCCTCAAAAGAAAATACAGGATCGTATTCTTAATACTAAAAAGAATATAAGAAAGATAGAAAGTAATGAACCAATAAATCCTTTACTTCAAGATGAAGAAAATGGTAATAGTTTCTATGAGGTAAAGCAGGGAGATGAGTATGTAAGAGTACAAAACAGAGTAACAGATAGAGTAAAGCAGTGGTACAGACAAAGATTTCGAGGTGGAATAGAATTTACCGAACAAGAGAAGATAGATAATAATGTTAAGAGAGAACTAGGAGTTGAATTTCATGATATGTTTGAACAGATACATGCTAGATTCTTTAATCCGGATGGAACTAGAAGACAGATACCTGGTCAAAGAATGTACATAGCTGACAGACAAAGAGCTGAAGTTCACACTAAATTAGAAAAATACTATACAGATTTAATTGCAAGTTTTTCTAAGAATGGAAGAAATCCTCTAGTGTTTTCTGAAGTAATGGTATATGATCCTACTAACGATGAAGCAGGTACCATAGATCTTCTTATAGTAGAACAAGACGGAAAGACACATATATATGATTGGAAGTTTATAAGTATGGGTAAGAATACCCAAGACGTAGCTTGGTATAAACAAGGAGCATTTAACGAACAACTTAAAACCTATCGTGCAATACTACAAAATGTATATGGAGTAAAGAGTGTTGGAAAGACTAGAGCTGTACCGATTGCTCTTAACTTAAAAAGAGAAAACTTTCAGGATCAAACTTCTGAGCTTATGTTAACAAGTATAGCTATAGGTTCTGTAGTTCCCAAGAAAGGAGAAGAGACTCCTTTATATCTTACAGTTGTTCCGGTAACAGATGAGAGTACTAATATACCAGGATTAGATCAACTTTTAACAAAACTTAATAAGTTATATGATGTTATATCAGATGAGAATGCAACCGATCAGGCATCTAAAACTTCTAAAAAAGATCGTTTAAACATTATAAAGAAAGCAGTTAGACTTACACAAGCTAACTTAAATGTTAAGGGAATTATAGATGCAATATCAGTAATGAAAAATGAAGGAGATGCTATTGTAGCTGAGTATATTACCACTTATGAAGGTGTTAAACCAAGTGAAAATACTTTTGATAACCAACAATTAAATGAATTTTCTGATAGAATGAATGACTACTTAGATCAGTCTGTAGCATTTGAGAAAATAAATGTAGAAATTGCACCGTTAATTCCATTTCTAAATATTGCTGAGTCTCAGAAACAACAGGTTCAAGATGAGATAAATAGAAAGCAACAAGAGATAATGGCCAATAGAGAAGAGGTTCAAAGAATTACAGGAGAGTTTGCTGACAAATTTATTGGGAATAAATATAATGTTACAGGACTTTTAAATCCTACAAAAATTATAAAGAGTTTATCTTTCAGCAGACTATTTACACGTCTATCAGATTTACCTTTACCTTCTTTAAGAATACTATCAAGGTCAGCTAGAAGAGCACAAGATGATGCAGATAGTGAGTCTAGAGGTTATGTAGAAAAGTTAATGGCTATTAGAAAAAAGCTAGTAGATAGAGGTGGTAATCTTGCAGAAACAGTAAGAAAAATATATCGACAAGAAGATGGATCTTTAGTAAATCAGTTAATATATAAATATCAGAGAGAGTTTTATAATCAAATGAGAGACAATGCTGCTGAAGGGAATAGAAGTAAACAGTGGTTATTTGACAATGTAGATATAGAAGCATATAAAAAAGAAGCTATTCCTATTATGCAACGTGAAATTGAGAGGCATAAGTCTCTATATGCTACTGAAGATTTAAGGAGTTTAAGAGACAAAGCTATTCAAGATACTAGACAGAAGTATGATATCTCTAGAAGAGATTTTAATGGTTGGTCTAACGAGATACTAGCAAAACATCCTAAAGATAAATGGTTATCTAAAGAGTACAAGGATCTCACTAAGGATAAAGACTTGTTTGCTTTATATAATTTAATAAGAGAAATAAATAGTATAGCAGCAGATGTAGGATACCTCCAGAATAAAGCAGAGTCTACCTTCTTACCTTTTATATCGAAAGGCACAGCTGAATCTCTTTCTTGGGATTATGGATTGTCTGCAGTTCAAAACTGGGGAAAGGCATTTACTAGAAATGCTGAGGACGTAGGGTATGGAAAGATAAATGCATTAACAGGAGAAACTATGTTAGGTGTACCAAAATATTATACCTATGATTTTAGTAATCAGGATGAAAATAATCCTAATAATATGTCTGATGTATCTCTAGAGTTATTTAAAAACCAAATACTTTATATTAATCATGTACATAAGTACAAATATATAAGTGAGATTGAAGGTCAAATGAGATTAGTTAAAACTGTAATGAAAGCAAAAGATCATTACAAAACTAACTGGATAGGAAATGTAGTTCAGCAAGGAAACTCACCTGTAATAGAACAAGGGAATGAAGATAATACAGAATTCTTTGATCAGTTCTTAAAAAGTATCCTATACGACCAGAAGTATACATCTGATATTGATCAAGCTATTCCTATTCAAGGTGCTAAGAAGGGAATAAATTCTGTAATGAAACAGTTATTTAATGTAGAACCATTTTCAAATACAGATAATCCAAGTTACTTCTCTGTAATAAAAATCATGGAGGGTATGAATAGTTGGTTTACACTCAAAACTTTAGGACTAGAACCTATTTCAGGTATGGTTAATGCATTTGGTGCTGGTATACAGGTGATAGCTCAGTCAGGAAAATACTTTACTCGAGCAGAATTCCAAGCAGCATTAACTAGCTTAATAGGAAATAAGTTTAGAAGTGGAGAACAGAAAGAAGCATTTGTACAATTAGAAGAAATCTTCCAACCTTTAAAAGATAGTCCTACATACGATGCACTAAGAGACGCTGGTATAACTGCTTTAACAAGAAGAAATCTAAGTGATGATTTATTCTTCTTCTTTAGACAACCTGAACTTCTTATGGAGAGAGCTATATTTAAAGTGTTGATGCAGAACATGATGGTAGTAGATGGAAACATTGTAAATATCAGAGACTTTGTAAAGAATAAATACAAAAATAGATATAAAAATGCTGCGGAGTACAACAAGGTTATAGGAGAGATCAATAAGGAGATAGATAACTTGAGTAAAAACAAGTCTATCTTTGCCACTAAAAAACTAGTAGATGGTAAGGTTGTAATACCAGGTTTTGATTTGAAGAATAGAGATGAAGTACAACGATTAACGAACATAGCCAGAGATATATCTAGAACAGCAACTGGTGGATTTACAGACTTTGATGAGATATCTATGAACATGAATATCTTTGGTAAGTCTGCAATGGTATTCAAGAGTTGGATTCCCAAACTTGTAGCTACACGTTTCCAAGGATTTAAGAAGATGGGTGATGACTTTGGGGTGGAGATAAAAGATGATGGTACTACTACTGGTGAAGTTTATGATATTGGTAGAGCCAGATTATTTGCATCTTTTCTTAGTCTGAATGTAGTGAAGATGGTAAAAGATATAAAAGGAACCATCAAGTTAGATGATAATGGACTTGCAAAGATAGATGAACTCTATCAAAAGTACAGTAAACAGTACGAGCAACAAACAGGAGAAAGACTAAACATGTCTAGGGAAGACTTTATTGAGATGGTTAGAAACAATATAAGAAATCAAACTAGAGAGATTGCTATCGTTATAGCTCTTACACAACTGCTAATGGTTATGGGATACTTTGAACCAGAAGACAATGCTACCAAAGCAGAAAAGAACTTCTTTAGATACATGAAAAGAACTCTTGCTAGATTCTCCCAAGAACTTATGTTCTTCTATAATCCAGCTGAATGGAATAGTATGTTAAGTCAAGGGATATTCCCTTCTCTTGGTTTATTCGATGAGATTAGTAGATTCTTTGATCACTTTATGAGAGAAACAACTGGAATGGATGGAAGAATGTATGCAACACTTAAGAGTGGATCGACTCCTAAATCAGTTAGAGAACAAGCTCAACCTGTCAAGTATCTAATGAAGATGTTCCCACTAACTAAAGGAATGGTTAACTGGTTAGCTGTAACTAGTGATCAATTTGCTCGAGATTTTGATGTAACTATTCCTGCTCAAAACAGAAGATAACATACAATTGCTATATTATACTAAGGTGTTTTATAAGTGATTGTTAATAATATAAAATAATAATTTAAATTTGTAATAATATGAGAACCGCTGAAATTTGTCCCACGTGTGCTGTACTGCAAAATGCAGAGTGCATTATATACAATGGTCCATACTTAGTTAATGCAATGGTAAATCCTGGAGATGATCTACAGAATATCCTAGGACTTATTGACACAAACTTAGTACCTTCATTCACTTCCGCTCCACCGGTTAGTCCTGCACCTTATGTAGGAAAACTACATGTAGATCAAAGTGTACCAGGAGGTAAAGTTTATGTTGCTAATTTAGCTGGAACAGCTTCTGATTGGGAAGTTGTTGTAACTATACCTGAAGCAGGTGCACCTGAGTATGCTAATAACAATGCTGCTTTACTTGCTGGATTATCCGTAGGAGAAGTATACCGTACAGGAGACCTTCTTAAAATAGTACATTAATATATATATTCATATAAATGAGTAAGAAAAGTAGTAGCAATTTAATTTGTGCAGCTAATCCTTGCCCCATAACACTAAGTGCAGCTTGTGTGTTCTATGAGGGCCCAAACCTCGTATGCTCTGGAGTCATGACAAATATGACTGTAGAAGAAGCACTAGAGAAGATAGATAAACTTCTATGTTCAGGTGCTGGTGCGGATGGATCTAGTGGTACGTCAGGAACCTCAGGTACCTCTGGTATCTCGGGATCTTCTGGTACGTCTGCTACTTCAGGAACTTCTGGTACGTCTGGTACAAGTGCTACAGCTGGTACCTCAGGTACAAGCGGAAGTGCTGGGACATCAGGTACAAGTGGAACTGCAGGAACCACCGGAACTTCTGGTACCACTGGTACTAGTGGATCAAGTGGTACATCGGGCTCAGCTGGAACATCAGGAACTCCTGGTACATCGGGTACAGCTGGTACAACGGGTACTAGTGGTACGAGTGGAACATCAGGAGATGATGGAGACTTCTATAAATGCTGCTTTACTGTCGCTAGTCCTGGTTTTACTTTATGTCAAGCAGGTACATTAACTATTTGTACAGGTTTAGCATATACTCCGGCTCAATCTATTATTATCGCACATGATGTAAACAATTATCAAGAGTGCGAAGTTATATCATACAATTCAGCAACAGGATCTTTAACCTTTACTGCACCTACTACATGTGTGGGATCAGGAACATACACTACATTCTGTGTAAACTTAGATGGTGCAACAGGTGGTGATGGTTCTAGTGGTACTAGCGGTACCTCTGGAACAACAGGAACATCAGGTACAACTGGTACGAGTGGTAGCTCTGGAAGCAGTGGTACTCCTGGTAGTAGTGGTACAGCTGGTTCATCAGGAAGTACAGGAACAAGTGGTACTACAGGAACAAGTGGGACATCAGGAACAACAGGTACTTCTGGGACAGCGGGTACTAGTGGAACAGCAGGAACTAGTGGAACACCAGGTACATCTGGAACTAGTGGTAGCTCAGGTACTTCAGGTACCAGTGGGACGGCTGGTACAACCGGTACATCCGGTAGCTCAGGTAGTAGTGGTGCTGATGGATCATCAGGTGCTGCTATAGCAAACTGGTATGCAGCATATTCATCTAATGTAAGTCATAGTCAACCAGCAGCTAATACTCCAGTGGCTGTTACATTCCAAACAACAGAATTAGAGAACGGTTTTGTTCTCGATGTTAATCAACAGGTAAGAATTGTACACAATGGTGTGTATGAAATATCTTATACTGTACAAGCTGAGTGTACTGATGCTGGTAATCCTGAAATAGATTTATGGATCAAGAAGAATGGTGTGGACTTACCTCGTAAGGATAGAATAAAAACTTTAGAAAATAACATTAGATACATGCCTTCTACTCCTTACCTTCTAATATTAGAAGCAGGGGATTATTTAGAGTTATGGTTTGCTTCTTCCAGTAATTCAGTTCAATTGTTTGCTACATCTGCTCAAACAGGTGGGTACAATAGACCAGCTTCACCTTCTGCTATATTTAGTATAAAACAAATAGGTGTATCGGTTGGCAGCACATCTGGAACATCAGGCAGTGCAGGATCCTCTGGTACTACAGGTACTTCAGGCTCTTCAGGTTCTTCAGGTACGAGTGGATCATCAGGTATTGATGGTACATCAGGTACGTCTGGCACATCAGGTACCTCGGGTACTTCTGGTTCTAGTGGATCAGGAGGTACAAGTGGTACTTCCGGTACATCTGGTGGTAGCTGTATAAGTTATAACTTATCATGTCCAGGTGGTGGAGGTGATTGTGATGCAGACTATACAGACTGTGCAAACGTAGCTCAAACTATTACTATATCCGAAGGAAATGCAACAGATGTATGTGCTAAAGCTCTACCTACTATTGACAATGGTGGATCGGTAGGAGTTAATGGATTATGTTCTGGTACCTCAGGGACTTCAGGTACAACTGGAACCTCTGGTACTAGTGGTACAGGAGGCTCATCAGGTACAAGTGCAACTAGTGGAACTTCAGGTAGTAGTGCTACATCAGGTACAACCGGTACATCTGGTACATCTGGAACGAGTGGTACATCAGCTGAGGATGGTACATCCGGAACAAGTGGTACAAGTGGTACGTCTGCAGAAGATGGTACTAGTGGTACAACGGGAACATCTGGTAGCTCTGGAAGCTCTGGATCTAGTGGAACTGCAGGTAGCAGTGGAAGTTCAGGTACAGCAGGTTCATCTGGTGATGACGGAACTAGTGGTACTAGTGGAAGTTCAGGTATAGATGGAACAAGTGGTACAAATGGAACTAGTGGAACATCTGGTTCAAGTGGTAGTTCAGGAGAAAGTGGTAGTAGTGGAACGGCTGGTACAAGTGGTTCTTCTGGTACATCAGCTACATCTGGAACTACTGGTACTAGTGGTACAAGTGGAAGCAGTGGTAGCTCTGGTGAAGATGGTACATCTGGAGATGATGGAACTTCTGGAACCAGTGGTAGTTCTGGATCTAGTGGTACGACCGGTACATCTGGAATAGATGGTACGAGCGGTAGTAGTGGAACAGCAGGTACCAGTGGGTCTAGTGGAGATGATGGAAGTAGTGGTACCAGTGGGACAAGTGGTACAACAGGAACGAGTGGAACTGATGGAACATCGGGTACAAGTGGTTCTAGTGGTGAAGACGGTAGTTCTGGTACAAGTGGGACTTCTGGATCTTCTGGTAGTAGTGGAGATGATGGTACATCCGGTACTAGTGGAACTTCGGGAACAACAGGTACGAGTGGTATAGACGGTACAAGTGGATCTAGTGGAGA